TTTCTATCGTGTACTTGAGAGAAGTACCTTTTAACATTGAAAGTAGGCGCAATGTTAAAAAAGGGCATGTTGTTCTTAGCCCCTACAGGCGAAGTAGATCAAAGTGACGGTAGGATCGTAGAGATCAATCCGTAGCCATTTTGGCATTTTGAACAACAAAAACTTACTATCAGGCGTGATAGAGAGATTACACCATCTCTGAGTATTAAATTTAAAATAGAATAAAAATTATTACATGTTATGCGACGCTTCTATTTTGGAAGCGTAGGCGGAATAGGTGTCGTAATCCCGATTCCATAGGATGTGACTTAGTGAAGCCTACTATAGCCCAGTACAGGACCGACTACCCTGTATATGTCAATGAAGGTATGCGTTTAGCTAGGTGGAGCTTACGTTAAGGTGCATTTTGTTCGCGCATATGTTACCTCATACTGGAGACTGAGGCCGAACACCATGGGAGGCTGGATTCGGTTTATATGTGACCTGAAAAACTGGTCAATAGGTAAGTTAAGAAATATGGATAGGTAGGTCGGAGAGAACTTGCTTTCCTGCTCCACAAACTTCTGATTATGCCTTGAGGATTCATTCGCTTGGTCGGACCTAGGGAACCCGCTTGCTCGGTAAGCAAGATATCGTTTGTGTATGAGCCAGAAATGTGAACTAGCCGGGGAGAGACTTAACCGGCGGCACGCCAGCCCTAGAAAGCAAGGCAGAGATATGGGGAAGCTCTAAAGATGTTCGGGGGAGGACCCACTCAGTCATGCGTTCAAGTTTTAAGTAGTTTCCACTGCTTTTTTAAATCGCGAATTGAAATAATCCAATATGATATATATTTTTAAATCCGCGCTGTCCCAGTATATTGGGATATAACTTGAACACGATGTGGAATACAATAGCAAAATCGAGAGTATCCGGCGATGGGATACACCCTGCGAGAGCGTCCGGTGAAGGGACGCATTTAGATGTTAAGGTGGAAGACATTGTTGTACCCGAAGAGTTTCAAAAAGATAGAGAAAATTGGGTATATATAGGAACATGTTCAACAATTCCGAGAATAAAATGTAAATGGGATATGTTGGATATTGTAAATGCTTCTAAAATATGTCATGGAGAACATGACATAATGTTTGATGAGTTGTGGGACAAAGAAATAAGATTTATAAACTCACAAGCTGTAGCGCGAGGAATTCAAGGATGTATGGTGAGTAGGTATGATACGGAGGTAAATATCTTGTCGTATTTTTGTTCATACTATGATATTGAGTTTTCTCTTGCGCCTTTTGGGTATGTAGTACGAGACTACACTTGGG